CGATGCTGACATCGATGACGAAGGCGAAGAAGACTTTGGTGGCGATGACGAAGGCGAAGAAGACTTCGGTGGCGATGACGAAGGCGAAGAAGGCGATGATGAAGAAGCCGGCCTAATGGAAGCTGCCCTAAAGCAAGTCGGCGGTAAGACATACGACAAGTTCGGCAAGATGGGTGATGACGGCGCTCAAACAAAGAGCCCAGGTCTACAAAACCCTAAGCGTCTACAAACAGGTGCTAACCCAGTAAAATTGGGCGGTACTGCTGAGACTGTTCCAACCAGCGCCAAGAAGCCAAGCAATGCTTATGCTAAGGGTGAAAAGACTGAAGACTTTGGTAATGTAAACGTTCCTGGCGGTACTGCTGGTAAGACTGGCTTCAAGACAAAAGCACCAGCTGCTAAGAGTTCAGTTGCCGAATCAAAAAGAACTACCAAGCGTAGAATCTAAGGTCAGAGACTGATGTCGGTTTATTTAAGAGAAAACTTGAACTTCAACGATGCTAATGTCATCGTTGAAAGTGAGCAAGGTGATCATGGAAAGTCCTTCTACATGAAGGGCATTTTCATTCAAGGCGGAGTTCGTAACGCTAATGAGCGAGTGTACCCAGTACATGAGATTGAACGTGCCGTTGGTCAACTAAATGAACAAATCAAAGGCGGCAACTCAGTACTAGGTGAAGTAGATCACCCAGATGACCTCAAAATCAATCTAGACAGAGTTTCACACATGATTGAAACAATGTGGATGGATGGCCCGAACGGATTTGGTAAATTGAAGATTCTACCAACACCCATGGGCGATGTTATCTCCAAGATGCTAGGCGCCGGTGTAAAACTAGGCGTCAGTAGTCGTGGTAGTGGTAACGTTGATGACACCTCCGGTAAAGTCAGTGACTTTGAAATTGTCACTGTTGATATTGTAGCACAACCATCAGCGCCAAATGCCTATCCTAAAGCAATCTACGAGTCACTATTAAACATGAATGGCGGTCACAAGGTTCTAGGTAATCTCAAAGAAGACCGAAATAACCCACTGGTTCAGAAGTATGTGTCTCAACAAGTAATTCGCCTTATCAATGAATTGAAACTCAAATGATAAGCGGTAAGAATAAAGAAATTGTAGTCGTGGTGCATATCGCACTGACTGAAATGCTCGTAGCAACGGAGTCAAACGTGCAATTACATAAAGGGGAATTTAATGAGTGAAAAATTCATTAAGACATTGCTTGAAAGTGGCATCGTCAACGACGAGACCGCCCGAGTGATTAATGAGGCCTGGGAAACCAAGCTAAACGAAGCCCGAGAAGAAGTCAGATCAGAATTACGAGTTGAGTTCGCTGGAAAATACGAACACGACAAGAACGTTATGGTAGAGGCTTTAGACAAGATGGTAACAGAAGGTCTTTCTGCAGAAGTAGCAGAATTCCAAACTGAACGCCGTGCAATGAACGAAGACCGTGTGAAAGCACAAGTAAAACTACGTGAAAACAGCGCTAAATTCAACGATTTCATGGTTACAAAACTAGCCGAAGAAATCCGTGAACTACGTGCTGACCGCAAGATTCAACTTGAAAGTCGTGAGAAGCTAGAGCAATTCGTTGTTCAAGCCCTAGCTCGTGAAATCAAAGAGTTTGAAACTGACAAGCGTGCCGTAGTCGAAGCTAAAGTCAAACTCGTTGCTGAAGGCCAGGCTCAACTCGAAAAACTCAAAGCACAATTCATCAGTGAAAGTGCCAAGAAATTGAGTAAGGCTGTATCTAGTCAACTAAAGGGTGAAATCAGTCAGTTGAAAGAAGACATCAAACTAAGTCGTGAAAACGCATTTGGTCAACGTCTATTTGAGGCGTTTGCCGCCGAGTTCAGTGCTACCCACTTGAACGAGAAAGCAGATACACGTAAGTTGATGAAACAACTTGCTGCCAAAGAGCAACAACTATCAGAATCAAAGAAACAAATCAGCCAGGCCAAAACCTTGGTTGAAAGTAAAGAACGTGAAGTTCGAATGATCAAAGAATCTAATCTACGTGAGCGTACTATGGCTGAATTGCTAGGTACACTAAACGAAGATAAGGCTTCGACTATGAAGAACTTACTAGAAAGCGTGCAAACACCAAAGCTAAAGGCCGCTTTCGATAAATATCTACCAGCAGTGCTAAACACTCAAGCTCAATCATCCGCTCCTAAAAAGACAATGATTAGCGAGAGCGTAGCAATCACAGGTGATAAATCTGCCACTAAGACACAAATCGAAGATGACTCAAGTGAAAACTTGATCGCTTTCAAGCGTCTGGCAGGGCTTTAAATCGACATACTACTATAGGAGATAAAAATGTCAAAAGTACTATTAGAGAGCCGTTGGGGTGAAACCAAAGAAGCCCTCCTAGAAGGTCTCAAGGGCACACGCCGCTCAACAATGGGTGTTATTCTAGAAAACACCAAAAAGCAACTACTAGCTGAAAGTTCAGCCGGTACTACAACTGCTGGTAACATCGCTACACTAAACCGTGTGATTCTTCCAGTTATCCGTCGTGTCATGCCAACCGTTATCGCTAACGAATTGGTAGGCGTTCAGCCAATGACCGGCCCAGTTGGCCAGATCCACACTCTACGTGTTCGTTATGCTAACAGCGTGACTGACAGTAGCCTAGCTGGTACATCCACACAAGCTGGCGAAGAAGCACTATCACCATTCAAGATCGCTCAGGCGTACTCTGCTGGCGTCGGCGCTGCTCAAGCTAACTACACTGCTGCTAATACAGCCGCAATGGAAGGTCAAGCTGGTCGTCAAATCTCCGTGCAAATTCTACGTCAGGCTGTTGAAGCCAAGTCACGTAAGTTGTCAGCACGTTGGACATTCGAAGCCGCTCAAGACGCTCAGTCCCAGCACGGCATCGACGTGGAAGCCGAAATCATGGCCGCTCTAGCACAAGAAATTACTGCTGAAATCGACCAAGAAATCCTCTTGTCCCTACGTAGTCTAGCCGCTACTGAGTTCACATACAACCAAGCTACTGTTTCCGGTACCGCCACATTCGTTGGTGACGAGCACGCTGCCCTAGCAGTGTTGATCAACCGTGTTAGTAACTTGATCGCTCAACGTACCCGCCGTGGCGCTGGTAACTGGGCTGTTGTAAGTTCAGAAGCCCTAACGATCCTACAATCTGCTACTACCTCTGCTTTCGCACGTACTACAGAAGGTACTTTCGAAGCTCCTACAAACACCAAGTTTGTTGGTACCCTAAACAACGCTATGCGTGTGTTCGTTGACTCTTATGCTCCTTCCAGCACTCCAGTGCTAGTTGGTTACAAGGGTACTTCCGAGACTGACGCTGCTGCTTTCTACTGCCCATACATCCCATTGATGAGTAGTGGTGTTGTTCTAGACCCAGCTACATTTGAACCAGTCGTGTCCTTCATGACGCGTTACGGATATTTGGAATTAACGAATACTAGCTCAAGTTTCGGCAATGCTGCAGATTACTTGGCTGAGGTGGGAATTTCCAACGTCACGTTCCAGTGATCTATTGAATCAAGAGACTCTAGGGTCTCTACTCAAAACAAAGGGACCCTCGTGGTCCCTTTTTCATGCCTTCACTTTCTTCCTCCTAGACTTGCCTTTTACTATCCATCCTTGATCTAGCCAATACTGCAGTTCATCAACCTTCACCTTCTTGTAGATCGTGCCGTCAGTAATCTCTTTTCTCCCACCACTAGCAACTCTTCGCTTTTCGTTTGTTTCTTCACTATATGTTCGTAGAGAAGCGAGATGTGACAACAACTCAACCGTACTCTGTTTATGAGTCTTGCCGTACATACCGTTGCCTTCGCCTGCCCGATCAATACACATCTGGCGCTTCTGTTCTTCAGTGAAGACCCCGACCCGCTTCTTGCCACGCTTTGAATCACCGACTTTAGCCCTAGCGGCAGGGTCGTTCATGGGATTTGATACTTTCATCCTATCGCTACGAATGAGAGCTATCTCAATCCTGTTACGCTCATACGCCCGGCAAGTGAGCCTTGACATCTCACGCCCTTGATGTGAGGCTCCTATGCCCATCATGTCAAACGCTTGTTGACACTTGATTAGGGCAACACCATCAGTCATTTTGGTCAGCAACCAATGACATAGACCGTGTTCTCGCCCCGTCAGCGAAGCCTTGTTGTCGGGTGATTCGGGGTCGCCTTTGAGCCATCCAGTAGGACCCTCTCGGGTTCGCTCAATATAGAACGACTCGGGTATGATGTGATGTGACTCTGAATATGAACCCTCGGTGACAGGATTGTTGAGTCGGGCGTTGATGATGGCATAGTACCAGCGTGTGTATTTGGAATCATTGAAGATTGTCATCTGAACATGGTATCACAAAACTTAGTTGGCGTCAAGAGGAAATGGAGAACACCACGATAAATACAAGTACAACAATACGAGAGGCTCGGGGAACAAGATGGCAATCAAAACAGACAACATAGTAGATCCACAACAACTAAAAACACAAATTGGATTAGCGCTGGCAAACGGCGGAGTGTACGCGGTTGAAACAACCAAAGACATATACATCACTGAAGTGACTGAAAATGTATCCAAACAAACAGTAACTAATATTGTAAATTCTCCCTCTGGTGTACTAGGAGGCGAACTTCAATTCTCCGATGGTAGAGGGTTTGCTTCTACCAGTAATCTACGATACACGGATGCTTTAGGATTGTACTTACGCGGCAACATGGCAATGACCGGTAACATCAATTTGACTGGATCATTAGTCAGTTCAGGTCTACTAAATTTAGGCTCACCTACAATGGTGAAGATAACCGGCGGTAATCCTGGCGATGTGCTCGTCACTGACGGTACCGGAAATCTAAGTTGGGTATCTGCGGCAGGTGCCACTTACAGCAACGCCAATGTCACTGCTTATCTGCCTACCAATACAGCGAATATCGGCGCTGGCAATGCCGCTCTTGGCAATCTAGTGGTCGCTAATTTCTACACTGGTACACTAACAACCAACGCTCAACCTAATATCACATCAGTCGGTCCACTTACTACCCTAGCGGTAACTGGCGCTGTTACTACTGGTCCACTAACTACTACTGGCCCTATTACTGCCACTGGTAACATTTTTGGCGGCAATCTATTGACCAGCGGCAACATTTCTGGTCTAAACTTGACAATCAACAATATTGTTTCATCTGGTAATTTGACATTGACCAGAAACATCATTGCCGCTAACATGACGGCGAATCATTTTGGTGATGGTGGCAATCTGACAAATCTCAATGGTGCCAATGTGATTGGTACTGTAGCTAACGCCACTCATGCCACTGTTGCTGATCTTGCTAACTCAGTTGCTGGAGCCAATGTTCTTGGTGCGGTCGCCAACGCCACTCATGCCGTCATCTCTGACAGCGCTCTATCAGTTCCTGGCTCAGGTGTTGTTGGTAATGTAAACACCGCCGTATTCGCTTATACTACCGCTGTTGCTAATAGTGTTGCTGGTGCAAATGTCATCGGTGAAGTTGCTTTTGCTGCCGTTGCTAACAGTGTAGCAGGTGCGAATGTTGTTGGTGAAGTTGCTTTTGCCGCTGTTGCCAACTCAGTCGCCGGCGCTAATGTGACAGGCACAGTAGCCAATGCTAATTACTCCGCCTATGCAGGTAATGTAACAATCAACGCTCAACCGAATATCACTAGTGTCGGCACATTAACCGCCCTTACCGTCGCTGGAATTTCCAATCTGGGACCGGTGGGCAACCTAATAATCACGGGTGGTACAGTCGGTCAAGTCATCACCACAGATGGCGCTGGTAATCTAACATGGACATCGGCAGCCGGAGGCGGCGCTCCTGGTGGAGCAAACACAGAAATTCAGTTCAATGACGGTGGTGTAATGGGAGGCAACTCATCATTCACATTCAACAAGACAACAAAAGAAGTGTCGGTCTTTGATTTAGCTGTAACCGGTAATGTAAAGACCTCTCTGCTACCATCATCTAACATTACCTTTGATCTAGGTAGTTCAACACAGCGTTGGAAAGATTTGTGGTTGAGCAACACTACCATTCACATGGGTCCTCAAGATATCTCGGCTACTGCTGGTAACATTACCTTCAGTGGCAATATCACTGCGACTCATCTATTTGGTAACGCTAATCACGCCAATACATCAAATGTGGCCACTCTAGCAACATCGGCATCTACAGCAGCAGTTGCTAATTCAGTTGCTGGCGCTAATGTCGTTGGTGAAGTAGCAAACGCCGCCTATGCCACAGTATCTGGAACAGCGTACTCAGTTGACGCCGCTAATATTGTTGGTACGATAACCGCTAGTTCAATCAACGGAGCCAATGTGATAGGTCCAGTGGCTGCAGCCGCCGTTGCTTATTCGGTTGACGCCGCTAATATTGTTGGTGCTATATATGCTACTACAATCGCTGGAGCTAATGTGACCGGAGCAGTTACATACGCTACTACGGCCAACTTGGTTGCTGGTGCTAATGTCACTGGACCTGTTACTCTTGCTACTAGCGCTTTGACTGCCGCCAAAGTAACGGCTAACGATCAGCCTAACATCACATCTGTGGGTATTCTGAATGCCTTGACAGTCACTGGTGATACATTGATTGGTGATAATATCACACCTGGCTCGGTATTCATATCCCTAGACGCCAACGGCATAAAAGTTGGTGACAGCATTACCCCAACCTCAGTATTCATGTCAGTGGATGACACTGGTGTGAGAATTGGTGATTTGACCACACCGATGATCACCGTGTCTACTGGTGGCGATATCGCCGTGTCTAGTCCAATGTCAGTTTCAGTTGGCAACCTCAAATTATCTGGTGGCACTACAGGTCAAGTACTCACTACTGACGGTACTGGCACCTTGTCGTGGGCAACAGCGGCTGGAGGTCTACCTCTAGCCAATGGTACATCCGAAGTCAACATTCCATCTTCTGGTGGATATGTTTATCTCACCGTCAACGGCGCATCATGGGAGGTCAGTGATACGATGATCACCTCGCCAGATACTTCCTTGAGAATTTGGCAGGATGGCATCGTTGAATCAACTGCCAACAAGCTATGGATGAGAAGCATGACATCTGAGGTGGCATTGATCTCCACTGACGGTGTTGGTAACTCCGGTACCGTTTCTGTTGATTACTCCTCGGGTATACGACTCTCGCTTCAACAAGACAATGGCATGTCAATAAAGACGACAGTGCTAAGTCCTGATGGTAACATCACTGTGCCTGGCAGCCTATTGACCGCCACTGATGCCGTCAACGATATTGGCTCCATCATCAATAAATGGGGCAACTTGTACTTGACTGATACTATTTACTTGGGCACCAGACAAATACAGGAGTTCGGTGATGAAATTCGTTTCAGTGCTAACATC